GAAAAGACATTGACTACCTATGATTACCAAACTGCTCAGATATCAGTTAATGCTAGCGGTAGGGCACTGATTATACTCAATTATGATGCCTGGTAAATAGCACCATTTGCAGTGATCAACAATGCCAAATTAGCATCACCTGATACTCTCACTCCTTCACTATTCCCAGTCACATATGAAGATAGGACAGAGTAGTTGAATGTCCTAGCAATGCAACTTGGGATGACAAGAGCAGAGGTAAGAACAACCACTACAAGAGGAGTCCCAGTAGCCACAAAAGACATATACTCGAAATAGTAACTAGTGGCCGGGGGATGGAGATTATGGAAGACCTCAGTATCAGATTCAGAGAGTGGGACAGTCTATGGATACTACTCACAGAGAGGATCACTTATTAGCAAGAATATTGGAACATAAGTTAAGGATGTTGTGCAAACTAAACAGCATAACAAGGTGCACATAGCTGGTGCAAGTGGCCAATGGATCGGAAGGTCAGGTTACATCATGGGAGGCATATACATGCCAAGAGATGTATAAGAAACTGAAGAGATGTTCCCTGCTGCAGCAGCTTTCCTTGATGCACAGGAGCTGTATATGGACCAAGATTCCTCTCTACCTGCCTATGGTGAAGGAGATTTTGCTATGAACCTTGACTCATACTTTGGGCCACTAACATTTTATAGATATACTAATGCTTAATGGTATGTTGATACCCTTGGACTTGCTGCTGATGTAGCAATGGATCCATAGCTAGTTGCCCTTAGCTCAACATCATTGTAGAGAGATCACACAACAATAATATGGATAGAGGGAGCATAACCAGGTGCAACCTTTGAATTTGAGTTGATAAGACATTATGAGGGTATACCTAGAGATGCTTACCGAAATCTAGAGACCAGGGAGAGCATTTTGGGAGACAAATATAGTAATGCACTAGATGTCCTCAGAAAGATGCAAGTGCAAGAAATTAACAACATGAAGTACTTATAGCAAAGAGAGGATGGCATCTATGGATTATTTGACAACAAGTACATAATTACTTTTAAGGACTTACTCAAGTATGGTTATGATAAGTTAGGCCATCATGTAGACCTTAAGAGCAAATTGATGTAAGCTGCAACCTATGTTGTCAAAACTATACTGAAACACATACCTGGCATGGATGGTGTCGCTGGCATGATCACTGATGCCGTATAAGACAAGGTAAATGAGAGTATAGAGGAGAATAAGCAGTTAGATAGAG